GCAGCTATGCGGCTTGGCTTAAGTCAGATTCAAGCCTTGGCTGCTAGAGATTTGGATAAGGCTATCGACTTAGTTTTAATTAATGATGCTCGATCTAAATAGCAGGCATAAAAAAAGCTCCCGTCCAAAAGAGCTTAATTGACAACAAGGTAATTATACATGAAATGGTTTAAGCATGATACAGATGCAAACATGGACGCGAAATTACAAGAGGTAATGCTTGATTATGGCTTAGAGGGTTATGGTCTTTATTGGTATTGTATTGAGTTAATAGCTCAAAGAGTTACAGGTAATAACTTAACATTTGAACTAGAGCATGATTGCAGAATAATAGCGAGAAACACAGGTTCAACACCTCAAAAAGTTGAACAGATGATGAAGTCTTTTATCTCTTTAGGTTTGTTAAACTCAGATAATGGCCATGTTTTTTGCTTAAAGTTAGCTTCAAGGTGTGATGATTTCACTGCCAAGGCAGTTAGAAGAAATGGTGTAAAACCCGTTAGTAATCAACAGGTCGGAGTAAGTCCGAGTTTGTCGGTTTTTGTCCCTCTAGAAGAAGAAGATAGAAGAAGAAGTAAGAAGATAGAAGAAGAAGTAAGTAATATATATCAACTTATCGTTGATGAGTGGAATTCCATTTTTAAAGATAGCTTGCCAATGGTTAGTAAATTAACTCAAAAAAGAAAATCAGCTATCAATGGTTGTATTGCTGAAATGAAAGGAACTGATCACGATTTTAGTTTGATAGAGACTTGGATTAAATTATTTAACTATGCTAAACAGTCTGATTTCTTAATGGGTGTAAAAACCGATTGGTCAATGTCATTTGATTTCATAACAACAAAAAGCAAGTTAATAAAAATAGTAGAGGGTGAATATGATAACTAGAGAGCCATCGCAAAATTTAGAGGTTGAGCAACAAATACTTGGTTCACTGATAAAAGATTGCGCACATACCAATTGCAGAGAAACTTTAGACAGTCTTTGTGATGATGATTTTTACAGCAGAGTTCACAGGTTAATATTTAGGTCCATACAAATAATGAGCGAACAGAAGATTCCTGTTGATTTAATAACGCTTAATGATGCTATGGAGAAAACTGGCGATGATTACGGTGGGTTTATATATCTTGCTGAAATGAATAGGTCCGTGATTAGTCTTTATAATTTACCATCGTATGTCGCAATAGTTAAAAAATGCGCTCAATTACGTAATTTACAGCAAATAATAAATAACGCTCAGCATGGTATTGATCAGAGTTTGGATTTTAACGAGATTGCAGAGCAGCTTGATAACTCACTTAAAGATGCCTCTATGAGTTCGTCAGGAGCAGAATTAAGGCATATAACCTCTGTAGAGGGTGATTGGCTGGATAGGTTAGAAGAACGCCAAAAACAAGGCGGTGCTATCGCTGGGCTATCAACTGGCATTGATGAGTTGGACGAAAGAATAAATGGAGTAGGACCAGAAAGTTTAGTTGTTATTGCTGGCGCGCCTTCAATGGGTAAAACATTATTTTGCCAAACAATCTCTAAATCAGTAAGTGTTGATCAGAAAAAAAATATTATGTTCTTTTCTATGGAAATGTCAGAGATAGAAGTTTTTGAAAGGTTTGTTTCCGGTGTTGGTAATGTTTGCGCTAAAAGTTTGCGCTCTGCCAGGTTAAGCGGCAAAGAGTTCGGGCAAATTGAAAACGCAATGGTAGAGCTTAGAAAATCAGGTATACACATTACGGACCAACCAAAGCAATCAGTAGGGCAAATTAGGGCGAAAGTTAGAAGGCATAAAAACAAACATCCTGATTTATCGGCAATCGTTATTGATTACCTTGGCTTAATGAAATTAGGCAAAGCAGACAGGCACGACATAGCAATAGGCAATATTACTCGCGACTTAAAAGAATTAGCAAAAGAGGTCCAAGTGCCAATTTTTTTATGCGCTCAAGCTAATAGATATAAAGCACCAGCAAGACCTAACATGTCAAACTTAAAAGATTCTAGCTGTATTGAAGCTGACGCAGATTTAATTTTATTGGTCCATAGGCAAGAAGTTTTAGAGCCAGAAACCTTACTAAAAGGCGTTACTGAATTAATCGTAGCTAAAGACCGCCACAATGACGGTAACGGAACAGTCTACCTAGAAAAAGTAAACGGCTCATTTATTGGTTTATCCACTGAGCAAGTCGGCAGGATGCAGCACGAAGAAGAATTAAGGCTAAACCCAGCGCAAGAAAATAAAAAAAGACGCGGAATGAATTAAGAAACTAAACAACTAACAAGGAGTAAATACAATGAGAGAAATTAAATTCAGGGCATGGAGAGAGGATATAAAAATGATGATGCCAAGTAACTCTATGCAAGAGTTGATTAACTTGTCCGCATCCCTTGGTGGTATGCATGATATTAATTCTGTTGTGTGGATGCAATTCACAGGCTTACAAGATAAAAACGGTGTAGATATTTATGAGGGCGATTTTCTTGGTGGTTCATGGCGTACTTTGTATGTTCATTGGTGCGAACACTGTAAATCATTTGAGCTTGCTATGCATGAACATGGCTGTATGAAATGTTCAGGTGATGTTTTTTGGTCTGATGCTGTATGCGCGGATGATTTAGAGGTTATCGGAAATGTTTATCAACACCCAGAATTACTAGAGGATTAATTATTAAGAACTTCTACATAAAAATGATGTGCTATTACTTTAACCAAGCACAGATAGAGAATAACAAACAAATACGCGATGGTTATCAATTGGCTTTTCGTAATTATAAAGAGATGTATAAAAGGGTTAGGTTATGAAATATTGGATAACTAGAATATTTATAGGCTTTTACTTTGCGTTGTACTGCTTAATTATAAGCCCTGTGTTTGCTATTGATTTTATTGCTAACATTATTGTTGCTATCAGCAGTAAGGTAATTGCTCGTTATGATGATTTTATGGGTGCCGAATGGATTAAGCAAATAATAAGAAACCATAAAATAGATAGTGATAAAAGACGTGCAGCCAAAAAAAAGAAGAGTTGATATGTGCAATAAAATACAATTCTCATCAACCGAGGACGCAAGGGATTATATAAAAGCCGTTGCGCCTCGCGCTAAGGGTGGCAGGAAAAAGAAGTCAATCAAAAAATCAACACCGTACAAGTGCCCAGAATGCAGCTATTTTCACATAACGAGCGAAACAGCAGTAGAGCGTAGGGCAAGAAGAAAAGACGATAGACAGCGTGTATTAGTGCGCTCTAAAGTTGATGAGTACTTGTCTATCAAAGGCATTAGTGAAAGATGGCGCTGGTTAACAAAGAATCAAGAGGATTTTATAACTGTAATTACGGGTAACAGGTCATTCGTAAAGTTTGACGGATTTAAAGCGAGGCATTACATTGACTAGTAAAAAGCCGCCTCTCGTTAGATTGGCGGCTTTGTTTTATTTTGACATCGTTTCTTCAATGTATTTTAAGTCAGAAGTAAGCACTTCACACCATATAAGTTCAGGATCTTCTATTTTTGCAAATTGATGCCAGTAGCCGTTTCCACTAAAGTTCCTTCCAAGATAAATCAACCGCTCACTTTGGTTTATCCAGTTATATTTTTTACCTTTTTCTAATTCCATAATAACCCCTTAATTATAATCATTCTCTAATGCTTTAACTTCAAGCTTGGCTTTAATATCTTCAATTCTACGTCTAGTTATCGGGCGCTGATGATTAACAGTTTCACGCGCAGACTTTAATGCTTTTTTAATCATGCACTCTTGGTTTATTTTATTATTTATTTCGTCACTAACACCTTTTAAATTACCCATGAGACACCTCGTTTTTTAACATTAAACCAAGAGAATTTAAAACAGTTTTGACATCGGCTAATTTAGCGCCAGTATCGCCATTGAATATTTGAATAGCCGATTTGTAGCAAATGCCGCAAAAGTTAACCAACGCTTCAGGTGATACAATGCCGCTATCTTTAATTGCTTTGTGTACTGCTTTAATTATTTTCATTGTTGCGATTCCTTGTGTGCTTCGATAATAGCTAGGCAAACAGCCTTGTTTGGTGATTTGTTTTTCTGTGTAACGTATTTATTTCCGACACAGCAGTTAGTTATTGATTCATTGTCACGAAGGCAGTTATTAAATTGAACCTTATATTTAACCATTAATTGAAAGCAAAGCGCATCGTCTGTTAGTGGGTTGTATGGCAAGCCAGTTTTTTGAAATGACACTTCATTCTTACCATCCCAGACTGGAATGCCCTCAATCTCTGCTATGCGCTTACATATTTCTAAATCATCCATCACTTAACACCCCCACAAATAACATCAACAGCTTGTGTAATTATTAAATCACCAAAGCCAACGCCAATAAAAAATATAACAGTCGATACTAGGATTATTTCCAATATCGTTAATTTGCGCCTTGGTTTATTTTCTTTAGTCTCTGTAGTCATTATTTGCATTCCTTTTTGTGTAATTTATTTACTAACTCAGCAAGTATATGTTTGCTATTCCAGTCGGCGCGGCCTTGTTTTTTTCTGGCCTCGCGTATTTCTTTTATTTTTTGAAAGGTGTCGTCATTAACTTCTGTTTTCATAATAAACCTCATTTATTGATTATTTTAAGATACTAGCATTTACCCGATAACTAAACAAGTACAAATTAATATATAAATAAAGTACAATTAACGCTTGCAATAAGTCAGCAATAGTTTAATATTAACCCATCAACTCAAGTCTATCGGCCGACTATAAACGAACCGCGAGAGGCGACACTCACAAACACGCACTAATTTATTTAACGGAGCAATAACATGAATAACTGGATACCAATTTTAATGGAAACTTTGCTACTGGATAAGTCTTTGCTTATTCGCACAGCAGACAGTTTCGGGTTAGGTCGAAATTTTGAGGTAGTAAACTTTGACTCTAATTTATTTACAGCAGAGGAAGTTGTTTGCGTGATACAAAATCAAGGTGATTATGTTGAATTTATGGAGGTGCCAGAATGAGTGAATTACATCAATGTAAAGGTTGCTACGGTGATTTTTTAGAATGGGATATTGGCGAAGATGGTTATTGTGAGTCTTGTCGATATCAGTATGAGGCTAATTTAGATAACTTAACGGGTGGTGAAGATGAATAAATCAGAGTCAATTAAAAATTTAGCTATGGCGTTATGTAAGGCTCAGATGGAAATGCAGAAAGCGCATAAAAAATCTGACAACCCTTTTTTTAATTCTACTTACGCTAATTTGTCGGAGGTTCTTAGTTGTGTGAAAGAGCCATTTACTAAAAACGGTTTGTGTTTTACACAGATGCCTAGCTTTGATTCTGGCGTTGTTTGCGTTGAAACTATGGTTATGCATGAGTCAGGGGAATGGATCACATCAACCGCAGGTTCACCAATAAGTAAAAGCAACCCTCAAGGTGTTGGTGATGCTATAACTTATCTTAGGCGGTACTCGTTAGCTGCTATTGCTGGTTTAGGTCAAGAAGATGATGATGGCAATAGTAATTCAACTACTACCGATAACTCTAAACAATCTGATGATAATAAACCATGGTATGACGATGCTTTGCTTGAGCAACACAAGGGTTATATTTTAGAGCAGAAAGGTAGCGGACTTAATACAGATCAGATATTAAAAGAGATGCGCTTAACTTATAAAGTAGCTAGTAAATACAAACAAATAATAGAGGGGTTAATATAATGGACATAGTGATATTTAAAGATTTAACAACTAGCGATCAAATTCAAGAGCTAAAAAAAGAAGCTGAGAAATATACTGGTTTATATGTTGATATGAATGAGCCAGAGCAGCGAAAGTATGTAAAAGAAAAAGCTGATTTAATTAATCAATTATTAAAGAAAGTTGATCGCAAGCGTATTGACGCAGTTAAAGAGTACAAATTAGCAGTAGAAAAAGAGGCGGCAAGTATCACCGAAGATCTAAATATTGCTAATATGCCTTTTACTCTTTTAATTGATGAACACAAAGCAGAGCGTAAAAAAATACTTGATGCGGAAAAGGCGCGTAAACAAGCTATATTAGATGTTGAGCAATACGAAATTGATCATGAAATAGCTATCTTGATGAATGTTAAATTTGAGGCTGACAAGGCGCAAGCTGAAAGAGAAAAATCCGAATACGAGGCGAAGTTAAAAGCCGATGCCATTAAAGAGCAAGCGGCACAGGCAGAGCGTGATCGCATTGCTGCACAAGCAAGAGAAGAACAACAAAAACAAGCCTTAATTGACGCTGAAAATAATAGAATCGCATACGCTAAAGCGGCAGAAGAAAAGCGCATAAATGATATTGAAGCGGCAAAACAGGCTGAAATACAACGACAAGAGCAAGAAAAGCAGCGCATAGCAGATGAAGAAGCGGAAAGGCTGGCAAATATAGAGCATTTAAAAAGAATTAATAACGAGGCTTTAGATTCATTATTAAATGTTACTACTTTACCGGTACAGCAGTTAAAAATGATAATCAGAGCTATTGCTAAAAAAGAAATTTCACATATTAAAATTAATTACTAAATAGGAATAAAGAAAATGGCTAATGTACAAAATAAAGAGAACATGACTATAGCAATCCGCGAATACCAAGACGGACAAGGTCAAACTAAAAAGGTTTGGAAAACTATTGGCGAGTTAATAACATGGGATGATGGCAGTAAGTCATTTGAGTTATGGGGTCCAACTGGTTCAACTAAAGGCAATGTATTTGCTAAAGATAACGATAACCAACAACAAGCACCGCAACAAGGCTATCAACAGCAGCCGCAATATCAACAGCAAGGGCGAGACAATCAAGGGTTCGCACCACCTCAAGGCCGTAGATAGTGGCTAGTTCATTCTTTGCTATCTGTAAGAAGGATTCAGCGCAAATACGCGCTGATGCCAAACACAAAAACGCTTTGCTATTTGAAACAAGGCAAGAGGCTAACAAATATTTAAGGCGTGTTAAGTCTTTAAGGGCAAAGCACGAAAGCGAGATTGTGGAAGTTGAAGTTATAATTAAGAGGGTTAAATAGTGAAAGAATCAATATACAGATACGTATCAAAGATAAAGACTGGTAGCGGTAAAGTTTTGGGTTATCAGGTGGTGCAAAATAAAACATACCACTCTAAGCGGTACGATAAGCAGATTAATATAACTGTTGATGATCTGCCTTATGACGGTGCTACATTCGCTAAAGATGTAAACACCTTTGCTTGGTTGTTTCACGATGTATTAAAACGTGATCAATGTTTTGCTGATGGTTCGCACTGTGGGAATTACAAAGCGTCAATGATTTTGCGTGATATTTTAATAAAAGATGGGCGCGATATTAGGGCGGTTTATTGGTTTGTAGGTACTCTAGTTTGGGGTGCGTTTTTTAAGTAGAGGTTGGTATGCTTCCTGATTTTTTAAACCCTGATACACGACCGTCTAAACATGGTTGGTTTACTGGTTTTTATTCTGCCAAATGTAGGAATTGCGGAGATATATTTATTGGAGCGAAAGGTGCTTGGACTTGCTCAGATTGCGCTTATGATTTTGATGAGCAATTACAATATGAACAATTCTGGCGTGATTTAGGTTGGGCGTATACAGCTCAGTATGTAACACGTAAATTGTTCCAACAAAAGTAGAGGTAAATATGAAGTGCGAAAGGTATTTTTATGATTCAGGTTTTTGGTTTCGTGTTAATGGTTACGGTTTAAGCGTTATTAATAGGGTTAAGCAGCCACCGCCATTTTCAGTAAGAAACGGATATAAAAAAGAGTTGAGATTTTTTAGCTACGGCTTTCAAATTTTAACCCCATCAAGGTAGGGTTTGAACTATGGCAGAAGATGACAGTCAATCAGGTCTTGGTGAATATAGCCCAAGTGAACTAGAAGAACTAATCAAAAAACGCACACAAAAATAGAGGTAAACATGAAAGCACAACAATTATTGGATTACATAATAAAACCATCATTAGAATTCATGGATGGTAATTACAACAGTGAGAACGCTCAGATGTTATTGCTAGCAACTGCGGCTATTGAAAGTAAATGCGGTTATTATATTAAACAAGTTAACGGGCCTGCTTTGGGTATTTGGCAGATGGAGCCAGCAACATTGCATGATATTTATGATAATTGTGACGCGTTGGCAACAAACAATCATTTGATGTACAAGAAGGTGGATTACCTAGATTTATTTGAGGCAACGCAAACAAGCGAACTAGAAAGAGGCCTGATGTTATCACCTATGTATGCTTGCGCTATGGCTAGATTAAAATATTCAATGGATAGTGAGCCGCTACCAAATTATAACGATAAAAAAGCTATTTACGATTACTATAAGCGTATATACAACACTCCTTTGGGTGCATCAACTTATGAAAAATTTGATAGCGCTTGGAATTATTGCGGATTGGATGCGGTTATATTATGAGAGAGTTAAAAGCATGGAAGAATAAAGGTAGTGATTTTAGTTGCCTTGATGATTGTTGTCGATTACTTTCTCCAGCATTAAAAGATGAGATACTTTATCCGTTTGAAATAGAGTATAAAGACAGTGATGTTATGTATACTAATTCAGGCGTAGGAATCAGAGAAAGAATAAAAGTAGTCGATGATGCTATTTTAAGCGCTCATAACTTTAATTTAATTAACTAAAGGCGTACAATAAGTAAGTTAATTAACAATTAAGGAATTAAAATGGCAGGTACATTTGTTAGAGATTTTTGGCGAAGGTCTAGAGAAATTGATATTAAAACCTTCCCTTGTGAGGGTGAAGAATTTGATGTTATGGCGTTAACTTCAGATCAGTTTAAGCAGATTCAGGACTGCGCCACATCAAAGGCGATGTTAGAGTTAGCATCAAATATCGGTCAAATGTGCGACCGTGAAAGAATATCAGACAATCCTAGCATGTCTCAAGATTTTGAGCGCCTCTGGCGTGATCTTGATGCAGAGTTAGAGTATGACGATTCGCCATCATTACGCGAGCAAGTAGGGCGGTACGTTTGTGATATTAGCGGGCTTGCAAGTATTGTTGATGCTAAGATTGAAGATGAGGCAGAGCAAGCAGAGCTTGATGCTATGGAAGCAGAAGAAAAAGAAAGAGTTCTTAATGCTGACGGTGTTTCACAAGAGAAGTTGGCACAAGAAGCCGAAGAATTTCAAAAACAAATTAACGCAGCATAAGGGTTAAATGATGGAAGAAGATATTTATTTTTTTACGGCTTCGGGTGTTATTTTAGCTGATGCGTTTGGTGGCAAATACCCAGATGCTTATATTGGTCTTAGAGAGTACTCAACCACAGTACAAAAAAGCAAGCAAACTACTACTTTTAAAGGTGGGTACGATCACGAAACGCTAATACAGGGCGCTGCGTATAGTGTTAGTTTTTGGTACTCAGAAGAAACTTTTAAAAACGGTGAGCCCTCACGACCATTAATGCGTAAAGACCCTGAAACCGGCAATCTAACAGATGTTTTTGTTGTTGATATTAATGCGACAGAGGTTAAGGCGATAATGTCAAGCGGTGGAGATTCAGACGCAAAAGATAACCGGGTTGTTAGAAGTGACTTTGTTAGGCGCTTTAGTTAAAATCGAATCAATTAAACCCGGCAATGTCGGGTTTTATTTCATAAAGGGTTATTTATGGGTAGCGAAGTAAAAGACTCGGCATCGCCTTATACTGAATTAAAGCAAGCAATAAAAGATAACGGCGAGCATCTTGCTATTATTTCGGGACAGTTAAGTGCAAAACAAGAGACCGATAGTAAATGGCGTGAATCTTGGGCGATGGAAAAAAGAGAGAGAAAGCTTTTAGCATTAGAAAACGCAAAGCATAGAAGAAATTCTACTAGGCTATCTTTTGGCGCGTTAACACTAACGGCAACCGCATTTTTTCTGAATGTTTTTAAGTTCAATGAAGAAAGTCAGTTTTTACAAAGCTTATCTACGCTTCTTGAATTCCTTTCAAGTATGGTATACTAGGTGGTAAATTATGAGTTGGTCTAAGCTAGGTGAATCTATTGCGGCACATGCTCCTTTGTTGGGTGGTGTTATTGGTGGCCCAGTTGGTAGCGCCTTGGGTGGCGTTGTCGCTTCTGTCTTTGGTGTTGAAAATCAACCTGATTTAATTGCTGAAGCCATAAAGCGCGATCCTGAATCAGCTATGAAGCTAAAAACAATCGAGCTTGATAATAAAGTTGAGTTGCAAAAACTAGCTGTAGAAACCGCAAAAGCTGAAATTAAAGATAAACAAAACGCACGAAAAGAAAATAAACATTCAATTATGCCGGCTGTTTTAAGTGCTGCGCTATCATTTGTTATTGTGTGTATTATCTATTTGTTATTTTACACTCCAGTGCCAACGGGTAGCAAAGATGTGTTATTAGTTATATTGGGCGTAGTTGTAAAAGAATGGGGTGGAGCTATGCAATATTGGTTCGGCACGACAAGAAGTAGCGCAAACAAAGATTTAAAAGGCTAATAAATGATAACTCCAATGATTACACCTATGATTTCGAGCATGATTACAAGTATGGTTAGTGGCTCAGGTTCCACATTATTTCTATTTGACTAAAAGGTTGTTTTTGAGGGTGACTCAATCACAGAAGGGACGAGCGGCCCATCTTACGTTTTGTACAATATATTACATACAGACGGGGTTGGGCTTCTACCTGTTGGTTATAATCAGGCGATAGGCGGACAAACCGCACAACAAATGGCAACACAAACAGCAGCGGTAACAGCTATTAACCCTAAAGTCGTATGCTTTCACGGAGGCACGAACGATTTAGCAAGTGCAGCCACAACAGCTACAATATTTTCTGCTATAGAGTCCTGTCGTGATGATTATGTGGCAGGGGGCGTGGAAAAGGTAATTATATTAAAGATATTACCTCGTTTCGGTACTGCTGCATTAGCCCCTGATAGAGAAATAGTTAGGGGTGAGGTTAATGCCTTGGTAGATACGCTAGCAGATAGTAGTACCATAATATTATCTTTAGAGAGTGAGTTTATAGAGTCGTTAACGGTTGACGGGCTTCATCCAAATTCAGACGGTGCAAACCTACTAGGAAATAAGTTTGCAGCAACTTTAAATTCGCTATTTGAGTCAACAGATATTACCGAGCTAAACGATACGGATTCTAATATACTCAAAAATGTTGGTGCTAATTACTTGTTGACGGGTGTTGGTGGCAGTAAATATAGAGCGACAGGAAGTGTAGCTACAGGATGGGGGGTGGCGCAGTCTAATTTAGCGGTTAGTTGTGTATGCAGTAAAGAAGTTGCACTTGATGGATCAGAAGTGCAAGTGATATCCTTGTCAGGCACGGGCGATGCAGGGCAGTTTGTCAGGTTTGATGATACTGTTACAATAAACGCACTAGCAGGGGAGGCTTATAGTTTTTGCGCTAAAATTGAGATAGAGGCCGGACATACTGGCTTAGCGGGTATGTCTATTAAATGTGGAAATGGAACAACTCCTTCGTCAACTTGGTCAGGCACAGAATTGGCTTTAGGTGAAGAAATTACAGGTTTATTACGCTCCCCTTTAGATAGTGTTTACGCATCAGATACCGCGACAAGCTATCTTCAGGTTTTATTCCGCTATTCAGGTGATCCAATCAATGCGGTTATTAGAATAAGCAAACCGACACTTTTAAAAGATATATAACCAAGGAATTAACATGACAACACTAACAAACAAGAGGGTAGTTAAATGGAATTGCTAAACGGGCAACCAAAAAGAGTAAGTAAAGGCGATCACATTTACACGGTAGAGCTAAACGGCGGCACAGCGCAGCTTGAATATTACACGCCTTCAGGGTATAAATTAGTACCTGGTTCTGATTCTATTACAGGCGATGGCGTTGTAGTTAAATTAAAGGCAGGACTAACACGCGCAGTAATAACTGGCGGCGCTAGAGTTTACTTGGATGAAGCCTAACATATGAGTAATTTAAACTATAATGAAATAGGGCAAGTGATTAGGGTTAATGCTGGTTTAGATATTAGCCTATCGACACCTACACTTATTTTATTGCCTGAAGTCGGCGAGGTTAAAGAAATTACTCAAGGTGTAACTATTCCCGATGTAGATATGGTTGTAGGGAATGAAACATACTTAGCTGACCAATATATCGAGTATTCAACTATTGACGGTGATTTGGATTATACAGGCAGGTGGAAGAAGAAAGCTAAACTAGACTTTTCCAATTCAAATATAATGCAGACCGATTATCAAAAGTTTAAGGTGTTAGGTTAATGGTTAAACTTACTGCTAAACAAGAAGTGTTTTGTCGAGAGTATTTGATTGATTTGAATGCTACTCAGGCGGCAGTAAGGGCGGGCTATTCAGTTAAAACGGCGAAGGAAACAGGTTACGAAAACCTCACCAAACCTCACATATCGTCATTTATACAACAAGCAATGGCTGAACGCAGCGAATCTACTGGCATAACGGCTGATTACGTCCTTAATGGCATTAAAGAGCTAACCGACACACTATCAGCAGGCGAAGACCCGAAAGCAGCTTATAAGGGCTATGAATTGCTCGGCAAACATTTAGCTTTATTTTCAGATAAGATTGACCATACTAGTTCAGATGGTTCAATGGCTTCGGATGGGTTAACAAAAGAAGATAGACAGGCCAGAATTCAAATGCTTTTAGCTAAACAAAAATAGCTTTATATCTACGGTGAGAGAAGTTAACTATATCATTGAAACTAAAAGGGTTTTAAATAGTGGGTTTTTCCGAAAATTTAACAGAATCAGAAGAAATTGAATTGCTTAATCTACTTGAGCAGGAAGACGCATATCAAAAAACTATACTGTATAAAACGGTATACGACTCGTTTTACCCTTGGCAGAAGGATTTCGCCACCGCAACAAGTGAGCACTTCGAATGCTGTTTGTGTGCAGCTAACCAAATAGGCAAGACTTACACTGGAACAGACTTAGACGCATTACATTTACTTGGTGATTATCCAGAAGATTACAAAGGGCATAAATTCGACTTTCCCCCGCTGTGTTGGTTGCTTGGTTACTCAATGGAAAAGACCCGCGACTTATTGCAAACAGCATTATTCGGTAAAATGATTAGTGGCAAGTTTGAAGGCGGTTTGATTCCTGCTGATAAAATACTGAATCATGAAAGTTCAGGCGGCACAGTTAATGCTATGCGAACAGTAATGGTTAAACACAAGTTAGGTGTTTCCAGTGTGCAGTTTTGGAGTTATGCGCAGGGCCAGCATGCAATTATGGGCGATGTTGTAGACTGGTTCCATGTTGACGAAGAGCCAAGAGATCAAAAGATTAGGCCGCAACTATTAACCAGGACTATCAACGGCGATAAAGGTCGCGGTGGTAGGGGTATTTATACTTTCACGCCAGAAAACGGGCGGACTGATTTAGTTGTTAAGTTTATGGATGACCCAAGTAGTCAGCAATTCTTTATGCAGAAAGGTTGGAATGATGCTCCGCATATAAGCCCAGATAAAGCACAAAGGTTATTAGAAAGCTTCCCTTTACATCAAAGAGATATGAGGTCAAAAGGAACACCAATGCTAGGTCATGGTCGTATATATGACTTAAGTGAAGAATTCCTAACGTGTGATTCATTTCCGATACCTAAGCATTTTTATGTTATTAACGGCATGGATTTTGGGTGGGATCACCCACAAGCGCATATTCAATTAGTTTGTGATAGAGATAGTGATATGTTTTATGTTACTAGGGCGCAAAAGATGCGTAAAACCTCACCTAATGAAGCTTGGGGGAGTGTTAAGTGTTGGGCGGCTGGTATTCCTACTGCATGGCCTTTGGATGGTTTACAGACCGAAAAAGGTTCAGGCAAACAACAAAAGCAATACTATGAAGAAGCAGGTTTTGAAATGCTATACGAGCGCGCCACATGGGAAGATGGTTCGAATGGTGTTGAAGCTGGTTTATATGAAATACGTGACTTAATGAGTAAAGGTAAGTTTAAAATATTTGCTGGCTTACGTGATTTGCTAGACGAAATACTTCAGCACCACAGAGACGAAAAAGGCAAAATAGTTAAGTCTATGGATGATTTATTAGATGCTGTTCGTTATGCGTATATGATGAGGCGTGAATCAGTACCGTTTGGTGATATACTAGACGGAAGCACTCAAGATATTAACTTTGATTCGGAATGGTAACAATGAGCGATAAAAACGATAAATTACACGCATTAGCCCTAAAGCGGTTTGAGCGAACAGAAAATAAAGACCGCGATCAAAGGCGTTTAGCTGTTGAAGACATACGCTTTGCACAGGCTGAGGATGGGCAATGGGATGATAACGCGATAGAAAAACGCAAGAATCGCCCGCGGTTCACAATTAATCGTGTTGCTGGAGCTATTGATCAGCTAATAGGCGATCAACGACAAAATAGAACTGATATTAAAATTCGCCCGGTTAGTGGTGGTGCTACTGAAGACGTGGCAAAAGTTTTTACTGGATTAATTAGAAATATAGAATCAGCAAGTAAAGCGTCTAACGCTTATGATTGTGCTTTTGATGAAGTGGTAAACGGTGGTTTTGGTGGTTGGCGTGTTATTACTGAGTTTAATGACGATGATATTTTTGAGCAAGATATAAGAATTAAGCCGCTTAATACTGCTACAACATCACTATATTTTGATGATGCTGCAAAAGAATATGACAAGCGTGATGCTATGTATGCATTCGTTACTGTTGATATGCCAAAAGAAGAACACGAACAGCGCTTTCCTGATTCAGCAATCAGTGAATGGTCACAAGAACAGTTCAGCACCAACGGGTGTAGTGATTGGGGCAGCTCAGATAGTGTTAAAGTTGCTGAATATTGGGTTAAAACACCAATCACAAAAGAGTTAGCGTTGCTTTCTGATGGTCGAGTTATTGACAGCGAAGAAGAAGAGGCGGTTTTAGATGAATTATCAGCGCAAGGAATAACCGTTAAGCGCACCAGGAAAGTTAAATCTCATAAAGTCGAAATGTATTTGATGGATGGTGGCGGCGTATTAGAGGGCCCTAAAGCTTGGGCGGGTAAATTTATCCCGTTAATTCCTATGTATGGCAGGCAAAGCCACGTTGAGGGTAAAACCTTTACTCGGGGTATTGTTCGTTTTGCTAAAGATGCAGCACGTATTTATAACTATGAAACCTCATCAACTATCGAAACAAGCGCGTTAACACCTAAAGACCCATTATGGTATTCGCCTGCAATGGCTAAAGGGCATGAGGCTAAGTATCGCACCTTTACAACGCAAAATAGCCCGTTTATGCCATACAATCCAGACCCTAAAACTGGAGGCGGTCCACCTATTCGCGGTGGCGCTCCGGCAGTTCAACAAGGCTCGATGATGATACTCCAGCAAATGAGTATGGATTTGTATCACGTTACCGGAATGCAACCTCCTTCAATGGCGGCTAACCCTGAGCTTAAAAGCGGCAAGGCTATCCAAGCTCAAGAGCGCTTAGGGGATAGAGGATCATTTATATTCACTGATAACTTAGTTAAGTCTCAAGAGTATTGTGCTGAAATTCTAGTTGATTTAATACCGAGAATTTACGACACAGAACGCCAAGTTAGAATTATGGCGCAAGATGGCGAAAGTGAAAATGTATTTATTAACCAAACTGTACGTGATGAGCAAACAGGCAAAGGCGTATTAGTCAACGATTTATCAACAGGTAAATACGATGTTGTTGCCGAAAGCGGGCCTGCATTCTCAACTCAACGCCAAGAGTCAGCACAGCAAATACTTGATTTAATCGCTACCTCGCCAATGTTTGAAAACTTAGCGATGGATTTAGTTGCCAAAGACTTGCCGATACTAGAAAGCAAAGAGTTAACTAAACGAGTTCGTAAGCTTCAAATACAGCAAGGTATTATTGAGCCGACCGAAGAAGAAGCAGAAGAGTTTGGTTTGAATGAACCGCAACAACCTGATCCACAACAGCAAGCAGTTACAGAAAATATTCAAATACAGACTGAAAAACTCATTTCTGATATTGAAAACCAAGACGCTAAAACGATTGAAACTCAGGTTAAATCACAAAGCGAATTAGTAGACGCATATAAAACACTGCTTGAAACATACAAAGAGCAAGTTGCTTTAGGTGTTCCATTGAGCGAAGCAGATAGAGCGCTAATTATTAAGCAGCGTGATATTGTAGCAGAAGGCCAACAAGTGCTTGATAGTGGGCCTAACTCAGAGCAAACGGCTAGTATTGTTAATGATGCCGTAGCACAAGAGCAAGCAATAGAGGCAAATAACGCTAGAATGTTGACAGTTCAGCAGCCTAGCGCCTCAATAGGGCAGAATGATTTAAACGGGTAATTAATAAAGGCATTTGACAAGTGCCTTTATTTTTACTATATTATTAAAACTAATTTTAATTAAGGTAGATTATGAATAATATAGAGAAAAAAATAGACGCGCTTATTGATGCACTTGGATTTGATGTTGAAAGAGTAAGGGTTGGCGAAGCTCGTTGTGATTGTAATTCTATTAACAGCCCAGCATTAGACCTTAAAAAGGGATGCTTAAAGTGTCAAGGCACTGGTGTATCTCATGGTATTTTTGATTACAAATTAACTAAGCGAAACTTTAGTAAACCAACGTTACATAAGATTGTCAGACAGTACGAACAAGGGAAAATATCTTATGATGAAATGCGCGTATCTTTAATGGAGGAAGGTAATGAAAACATATAAAAGCTCAGACTTAACACACAAGCGCGCCGAGGTTTTGAAAGAGGCCAAAGAAAACGGTGTTATTATTCAGCAGTTAGAGACTAATGGTGAAGTTAGAGCAGAATTTATCATTATAGAAAAAGAGCCTTTAGCATTGCTTTCGCTTTACCAAGATATAGAGAATGGTGATATATGATTATTTATATACTTATAAGTTACGTGTTGATGCTGTGTTTTTTCACATATAGAATTATCACAGATAAAGACGATATTAAGTCAGCGTTCAAGTGGTGGTTGTTTTCACCAATAACTATATTGATGTTAATATTTGTCAGATTCACTCAATGGTAAACCGCTTAATTGCGGTTTTTTGTTACCTAAAATAACCTATTGGTCAAATTAACTAATTAGTAGTATAATTAACCACGGTACACGTTAAACCTTTAATTAACGGCTAAAATACGCCAATAGGTGAGAATAAATGTCAGAAGAAAAAGCAGCTGCACTAGTAGATCCTTTAGATGCGTTTGTTATGGGTGATGATCACACTAATATCAACACAAAAGAAGAAGCTACAGCCACGGAATCAGCCCCCGTAGAAGAAGTTGTTGGGCCAGAAAAGAATAAGGTTCAAGAGCGTATAAACAAAATAACAGCAGAAAAGCATAAAGAAAGACGAGAGCGAGAAGCAGAAGCTAAACGCGCTGACGAGCTACAAGCTAAACTAGATGCTATTGAGTCTAAAAAACCAGTATTATCTAAACCAGAACTTGAAAACTTTGATTATGATGAAGAAGCTTTTAACAAAGCAAATTTAGATTATGAAGTTCAAGAAAAGGTTAAAGCCGAATTAGCAAATCAACGTTTACAACAAGCAAACTTAGACCAACAAGCGAAAGCAGAAGAAGCCACAAAAGCCTTTAATGAAAAAGCTAACGCTCTAGGTAAAGAAGACTTTGTTGAAAAAGCCAATGCTATACCACAATTACCGCAAGGTGTTGCTGATGCAATCATGAGTTTGGAAAACGGGGCCGAGTTGGTTTACCACTTAGGAACCCATTTAGATTTAGCTGATTCTTTAGCGAACATGACACCACTAACGGCGATGATGGAAGTCGGAAAGCTTTCTTTAAGTATGACTGCAAAACCAGAAATTAAAACAAGTGCAGCACCAGACCCTATAGAGCCACTTGGCTCGGGTGCTACTTTAGGCTCTAAAGATATAGACGATATGACGATAGAAGAGTTTATGGCAGCACATAATTAGGTAATGGGCTAAAAAAGGATAAATCATGGCTAACGCATTAATCACAACCAGCAAGATTACAAAATTTGCTGTAAAAGAGTTTTTAAACTCACTACAAATGGCTGCTAAAGTTGATCGTCAACTTGACAGTCAATTTCGCAAAGTAGGAGCATCTATTGATGTTCGCCGTCCTGTTATGTTCACCTCTTCGGATGGTGCTACATTAGGCTCTGCTGAAGATATCGAAGAGAAAGCAGCAACAGTAACTTTGGACAACCGTAAAAAAGTTCATTTCGCTGTTACCTCTCAAGATTTAACATTGGATATTGAAGATTTCAACTCTCGTTACATTCAACCAGCAATGGCAGAATTAGCGCAGCAAGTAGAATCATCTATCGCTGATTCATATAAGCAAATTGGTAATTTTGTTGGTACTCCAGGTACAGCGCCTTCAACTTTCTTAGAAGTTGGTGCTGCAGCTAAAACTTTAACTAAGCTTGGTACTCCGATGAATGTTCGCTGGTGTGCTTTCTATGATGAAGACGCAAGTTTAGCATTAGCTGACGGCCTTAAATCTGTATTCCCTACAGAGATCGCTAAAAAAGCAATCGAAGAAGCCGCTATTGGTCGTTACAGTAAGTTTATGATGTATGAAAACCAATCATTAAAACTTCATACTGTTGGTGTTGCTACTGGTACGCCGTTAATCAACGGTGCTTCACAAGATGTTACTTATGATGCAAGCGGCGCAGCATGGTCGCAATCATTAGTGACTGATGGCTGGACCAACTCAACGACAGATATTTTATTAGCTGGTGATGTTATTACTATTGCTGGTGTAAACTCTGTAAACCGTAAAACTCGTACAGATACAGGCGACTTACAAACATTCGTGGTAACTGCTGATGCAGACAGTGGCGCTTCAACTGGCCCTGCTACATTAACAATCTCACCGCCTATGATTACAAGTGGGCCTTATCAAACAGTAACGGCAGCGCCAGCAGATGGTGCAGCTATTGTTGTTAAAACTGGTGCAGG